TCAGTTATAGGAGCGAAGTTTAGAGGGTAATAATGTTTGTCCCCTGCGTCTCCAGGCAAGTCGTTTAATTCTTCAAGTCTTCTAATCTCATTAATTGATAAAACACCTATTGAACTCATTTCTCTGTAATAGTCTGCTCGAGCTGCTGAGTCACCCCGAAGCAAGCCTGCTACATTAAGTTTTATGTATAACGAATCTTGTTCATTTTCTCTAAACAATTTTCGGTTCATTTCCTCCTCTAAGTTAACTAAGTAAGGTCTAAGCGTGTGCATTACAAAGTCAATAGATTGTTGTTCTATATTTGAATAAGTTGCACGGTCTAAATCTTGAATCATGTGAGGAGGCACTCGAAACAATCTTGCTATTTCTGCTATTTGAAATTTTCTCGTGTTCAAAAAGTCGGCGTCCTGAGGACTTAAGCTAATTGATTTGAATTCCATTCCTTCTTCAAGAATAGCTGTCTTGTGAGCATTGCTTGGTCCGTTCGCATACTTATTATTCCACGAGTTTCGTAACCTTTCTGCTGCTTCTTGTGTTAATTTTCCAGGGTGCTTTAATATACCTGAAGGAGTTGCCGCATTCCCATAAAAGCTTCCTCCATATTTATTAGCCGCAATACTAAGCCCAATTGTATCTCGGTGAAGTTCAACAACGGACTTCCCTTTTATTCCGTCATAACCTAACCCCATAAAGTGCAAAATATTATCGGCTGTAAAAGGCGTTTCATGGTTTTTAATTGAATAAAAAACTTCGCCCCCCGTATACTTAACGTCAACGTCTTCTGGGTTTACATATATTAATTGAGTAGGTCGAGCTGCGGAGTCTCGTTCAATTATGTAATACGAATTGCCTTGCAAGCATAAATTCGCCATTAAGCTATTGCGCCAAGTGTAGCTGGTCATAATTTTATTTGGACGCTTAGCTATTAAGTTGTAAACCGGGTGTGTCCTATCCGTCACAACGTTGCCGTTATTTTCCCTTTTCATTACGTGGATAGGAAGAGAAGCTACTGACTCGGCTAATACCCTAACGCAAGCGTAAACCGCTGAAAAAGTTAAAGCTGTTTTTTCGTCTACCCTAACTCCAGTATTTGAGCCACCAAGCCCTAAACTATTAAAAATAAAATTCTGTCCGTCGTTCCTTTTTTCAGAACGTAAAAAGTCAAATAAAGCCATTGAGTCAATTTATGTTACAAAGATAAGCCCATGCACAATAAGTATTACGCTTTTTTTAATGTAATTAAAAAGCCCCTCTACAAACTAATGCAGAAGGGCGTCAAACACATTTAGAGGACTCTCACCTCAACCAAACACAATTCTTGGCTGTTTATATGTCTTTGTATTAAAAGCTTCTTAAACGAGCTCTAAAAGCTTCTATCGACCCAGTCAGTCATACTATTAGAATTGTTTGTTAATATAACTTGATAACCGTTTGAGCCACTTGGGTGATTGTAAGAGTAGTCAATTACTATCTTCTTTGAAACGTTGTCGTGCATTGCTGTAACCTTAGCTGTCATTTCTTTAATAGCTGGAGCAAACATTCCTAAACTTTTAGGGTCAATTTTATATTCTTGTCTTGCTATATACGCTTTGTCTTTAGTGTGATAAGTTTCAGGCAAAGTTTCAAATTCAGTTTGAAATTTAAAGCCTAGTAGTTCAAGCTTGATTCTTATTACTTCTTCGTTTAAATAATTTGCGTTTCTTAAATCGTTCATAGTGTTGTGTGTGTTAATGTTAATGTTTGTTTTATACCTACAAGACCTCGCATTTATTTCAGTGCGAGGCGTTGAGGTTTGTTATTTGTTTAACAGTTTACAGATTGAATTCCGAAGTTAGTAGAGTATTCTGTGTAGATTAATTTAAATTGGTCAACGTCATTGTATTGGTTATCCATATCAACTACAAGGTTTAAAGTGCAGTCGCCGTCTTTAATCACGTCCCATATTGCTCTTACTTGTAATCCTGAAACAACTATTTCGCTTCCTTTAGGAATAACCTCTCCAGCGTAAATTCCTGTCATTTCTTTATATGTTATTAAAGTAACAGTACCGTCTAAATCGTTGTTGTTTTTGTTTTTTGCGTTTGTGTAGAATTTAGTTTTCATTGTGTTTGTGTTTTAGTGTGTTAATTATTATGGTGTAAATATACAGCTTTTTGAATACCGTTGAAACTTTTTAACAAAAAAGATTAAAATAATTTAGTTTACTAGATAGCAACAGCGTTGTAAGAATTTAAAAATTCTATCTTTTTTTGTACAATACGAGTAAAATTATAAGAGAAAAAAGTATTGAAAACGTCGTTTTTTCCTGGTGTTAGTCCGCTAGACGAATATTATGCCTCTGTCTTCATAGCCTGAATTTGCGTCTTCATCTCTGTTTAAGTAACAGCCTAAGCCCATTACTAAAGCTATCATACCATCAATTTTTTCTTTAGACTTTCCTTTGTCCATTTTGATATTGCCAGCCGGGTCTACTTTCACTTGAATATTGTTTAGCATCCATGTCAGTATTGGGTTTCCAGCGTGGTTAAGTTTTTTGTCTAATACTAACCGCTCTAATTCTTTCGTGGGTTGGTTCATGCTAGCGAAACCTTGCCCGAATGGTTCCATAGGTATTCCTTCATTCATTAAGTCTATCACTAATTGAGAAGCATTCCATCGGTCATAAGCTATTGATTGAATGTTAACTTGCTCGCATACTTCTTTAATTTTAGCCTTTATAAATTCATAGTCTGTTACGTTCCCAGGTGTTAGCTCCATGTAGCCTTCTTTTTCCCAACCTAAATAGTCAACGCCGTCTCTTCTGCTTCGCGTGTATGCGTTGTCTTTAGGGCTAAAGAAAAACGGTAGCACCTCAAATTTATTATCTTCCTCAAAGACTAAAACAAAAGCGCTAATATCTCTGACACTTGCCAAGTCTAAACCAGCCCAACATTGGCGGCCTCTGTACTTACTTAATTCAATTGGCGCAATATCACACTTTTCCCATTGTTTTTGGCTAAGCCATTTGGTCTCGTTGGTAGTCCATTGATTCAAATGCAATCTGCGAAAGGTATTCTCGTAAGACACAACCTTTTCTGCTTTCTTAGATTCTTTTTCTAGGTATTCTTTTTTTACAATTGTGCCATAACCAGGGTTTGCTTTCGCCCAGGTTTCTGGACTCATAAAGTCGTCGTCAGGCAGTGCCGCATAAACACAACTTAAAAAGGTTTCGTCTTGTATCGCTCCGCTTTCAACTTTCATTGCATACTCATGCACCTCCCAGCATATAGAATTTTTGTCATAGCCCGCTGTAGTTATTGCCATTGTCAAAGGTTGTTTTCTAGCTCCTGTTGAAGTCGTTAGTGTGTCCCATAAATCTCTATTTGGTTGAACGTGTAATTCGTCAAAAATTATAGCTGAAGCATTAAAACCATGAGCTGTAGAAGCTTCTGCACTTATTGCTTTATAAAACGAATTTGATTTCTCATGGACTATTGAGCTTTTAAATAGCTTGCAATTGTTTTTAATAGCAGGGTCATTTAAGGCCATTGATTTTGCAATATCAAAAACGATTCCAGCTTGCTGTCGGTCTCCAGCTGCTGAATAAACTTCGGCCCCTTTTTCGCCGTCTGCAAAAAGTAAATACAAAGCTATTCCCGCCGACAAACTACTCTTGCCGTTTTTCCTGGGCAATTCAATGTAACAAGTCTGAAATTTTCTTAGCCCTGTCTCGCTGTTTTTCATTCCAAACAAGGGTCTAATTATATCGTCTTTCTGCCACTCTTCTAAAATAAAAGGTTGGCCTGCTAGTTCGCCTTTCACATGGGTGATATGTCTTTCAATAAAAGCGATAACTCGCTCTGCTGCGTCTTCGTCATAATAGTATTTATCCAAAGAAGTCATAGTCGTCAGATTTTTGTTTCACTTCAGGTTGAGGAATTGAAGCCCTTGAAGATGGAGTGAAGCCAAACTGTGTAGCGAGTTTTAAGGCCCTGTCTAAACTGTTTCTAGCCATTACTACTTCTGGTTTCATTTTACTTGCTCTAACGCGTCCCTCTGCGTCATACGTTCGTTCAATTGCCCCTTCTTTGTTTACCTTCTCAGAACATTCTAAATAGATTCCTATCTCATTACAATAAGCGGCTAGCAAAGCCAAGTCGACCAGGTGCAACATTTGTTTTCCTTGTAACTCGGTTGCTACTGT